CTATCATCTGCTACAGTTAAGATAACTTCTGATGGGGGTCTGGCAATTAAACTCACTAACAAGACGGGATCTGCTAGCATCCAGGGAAATCTTGTATCTTCTAGTCCTAACTACAATAATTCAGTAGAATTAACTGCCATAGGCGTGCCTGACGTTATAGGAGTATTCTTAGATTCTGGAGTTGCAGATGGCCAGGAATCTTGGGTTGTGGTATCTGGGATTGCCCAAGTATACTTCTTTGGATCTACAACCCGTGGCCACATGGCTAGGATGGGAATTACATCTGATACGGGTGAGGTTGCTGGGCAGGCCATATCTGAGGCTGTTCCTACATCCCCATTTGCTACGGACAAACACTTTGCTGAGATAGGCCATGTACTTGAGACTCGCACTGGAGCGGGCCTTGCTAGATGTGTCCTACACTTTAATTAATTCTTGATGATGCTGAGGTACCCTTATGCAAGCAACTACCGTCTTTGATGGAGCTCCTGGTAATACTGTAACTTTCACTGCTTCTGCAGATACTGCCTATACCTTAGGTGAGATGGGAGTTACTCTAACTGATCTTAATGCTAAGAAAGCAATCATGATTCTGATCTCCATAGAGACTAACCCTGCTAGGATTGCCTTTGGAGTTGATGCTTCTCAAACTCTAGGCTACCTTAGGATTGCTGGACAGAATTTCCAAATTACTTCAGGCTATGCTCTTAAGGCTATTACTATGGCTAATGCTTCTGCAGGTTCTAACTTTACAGCTCAAATTACACCCTTCTTTGCTAATGTTCCATCTTTGGCCTAATCATGGAAAGTTTATTAGATACATCAATTTTGGAATCTTATGTTCTTAATCCTCAAGTAGATTCTCAATCTACACGAGTTTATGAGAATTTAGTCTATGGTGAAGAACAAGTGGTTTATGGAACTGAGGAGGTAGTTTACTAATGCTTAAAATATATATTACAATTCTGGCCTTAACCCTTCCTACAATATCCTTAGGAGCAGTTCAAGGGGATAGTGATGCTAATGGAGCCCATGATATTGCTAAAGGTGGGACTAATGCCACTACGGCTGCAGGAGCTAGGACTAATCTAGGAGTCCCGAGTAAGGCTGAAGCATTAGTAGGTGATTGTACAGTAGGACCTTGTCTTGATGGTACTAGCGATGGTGGAAATATCATAAAACTATGGGCCGGGACAGGTTCGTACTGGACTGCATTACAAGGGGGTGCTCCTGCCGCTAATCGTTCGTGGAGATTGCCTATCGCTGCTGCTCCTGTAGCCGGGGCTACTCAAGTAATGACCATGGATGAATACGGCCAGATGGCCTTTATGGGGTTGCCTGATGTTAGTGGTAAGGTGCTGTCTTCGACTACAGCCGGGGTGCTTAGTTGGGCTACTGCTGGCTCCGGAGGAGGCTACACTAACCTGACTGAGTTCGTTGGGCAAGGTAATTACAAGGTATTTTACTCCGATGGTTCGGGTGATGTAAAGGAATTATCCCTTGGTGCTGATGGCACTTATCTCAAGAGCAATGGAGCGTCCTCTATCCCATCCTTCGCAACTCCTGCTGGCTCTGGGGACATGGTTCTCGCCACTGCTCAATCAGTGACTGGGGCCAAGACCTTTGACCCTTCCATGCTGCTGATGAAAGGAACCTCTACAGGTGTTACGACCTTCGCCACGGCTAATACATCAGCCAGCAACTACACAGTGACATTTCCCGCCGTAACCGGAACCGCTGCTCTGATAGATAATACCGCCTACAATGAAAGTACTTGGAATGGAGTCTCCACTAAGTCTCCGAGTCAAGACGCTGTAAGGGATGCACTTGAAACTAAAGCCAACGCAAGTAATATTTCCTTTGTAGCTGGGGCGCTTAGTGATATGAAGATTCTTGACACTGCACAGCCTGTTAATGGGAGTGTGTGGGTAAATGATAGTCTTGCATACAATGCAACAGACGACAACTTACACCTCTGGAGTATAGAGAAAATAGGGTCAGAATTAGCTGGGAAACAAGCCGCTGATGCAGACCTGACTACATGGGCAGGAGTAACACCTTCCGCCAATGGCCAATCCCTTGTGTCCGCTGCAAACTATGCAGCTATGCGGACCTTGCTCGACCTTGAGGTAGGGGTGGACTTTAATGCCTACGATGCAGACTTAACCACTTGGGCGGGGATTACTCCCGGAGCCAATGTCGGGACGTTCCTGGCAACTCCATCGAGTGCAAACCTAATTTCCGCTATTACAGACGAGACTGGTACAGGGGTAGCAGTGTTTGGAACTTCCCCTTCTTTGTCGGGGGTAAATTACCCAGCATCAGCATCTACCAGCACCGGGACAGGGAACATCAACATCGACGGTGTGAGTGCAGATCATTACTATTTCAGCAATGGGGCCAGCGCGGCAACCTACACACCTGTGATTACTTCTCCTCCTGCGAGTGGAAAGGAAAGAGGTGTGATATTGACTGTTGGTGGTGGAGCAGGTGTTTGTACCATGACTTGGACTAACGTATCGTTCATCGGTACAGCAGGGGCAGCAGCCACAACCACTAATAAATATTCGCATTATGCCTGCTTTATACCATCATCCGGAAATGCAAAGTGTAAGATCATAGCCGAGGCGAGTGATAACTAATATGAAATATCTATTATCAATCATATTATGTTTATGGGTGAGTTGCGCTTGGGCGTTTCCTCCTGGGTTTATTGGGGCGATTACGCAGAGGGATGTTGTGGCTGGTGGCTTAACTTCAATATTTAACGACACATTTACTGCGGGCTCTGATGTAACCCTTGCTTCCCATACATCAGACAGTGGAGGGTCGTGGGTAAAAAATAATAATGTCTGCCCAACAGATATGAGCGTTAACTCATCGCAGGGGGTTTTGATAGGTAATTCGAGTACCGCTTGCACGTTGTATGTGGCGGATGTAGCCCCAGCATCCCCAAGTTATACTGTCTACGGTGATATATATGTATCATCTGCTGTAGGAGCTGAGATGATAACGGCCAGAACATCTAAAACTGTAGCCACATTTTATTATGCGGGGCTAGATAGAACTAATAGCTTATGGAAAATTAATAAAAAAGTATCTGGTGCGACAACAATATTAAACTCTATCGCCTATGGTGGGGGTACCGGGGCAAAGAGTTTAAGACTTGAAGTGTCGGGTACATCGTCAACCGTCTTGAACCTTTATGTAAATGACGTGCTAACGCTTACTGCTACAGATACATCTGGAGATATAACCGGAGCAGGATTCGCTGGGGTGTTTACTACTGAATCCCAGTTGTCTACTGGTAGTAAAATGACATCGTTTGAGGTAAAGCAATGATTAAGTTAATCTTAGTGATAGTTTTACTGTGTTTTACTTATGTTGAATCTTGGGCAGTTAACATCGAATTGACTGTTAAAGAGCAGGAAGGAATTACACGTTCAGGGGAGATGATACATAATGGTGTTCCTATTGCAAAGTCTGAAAATATTAAAGTTACAAATGGGCTTATCATTACCGATAGCGGCGGAACGCAGATACCAGCTACATTTGAGATATTAAGTAGGTGGAATGGCTCGCCCGCTGATACAGACAAGGAAATTCAATGGTTACTGGTTTCTTTTCCCGTAAGTCTAAGTGCAAACCAAACTGGAACTTTTTACTTGAAAGATGGTACGATACAATCTGTATCAGCTCCTTTGGTGGTAACAAATGGAGCAAGCACGATCACTATTGACACTGGCCCTGCTGAGTTTGTTATCAGCAAGTCGGCCTTAACCATGTTTGATAGCGTTTCGCTAGGTGGCACAACTTTACTATCAGGAGGAGGTGGGACAACCTCGACATTCAATGGGCAAAGTGCAGCTAGCGCAAACGCTCCGACCCTCGTTGAAATTGAAAGAAATAATGATAACTACACATGCATTAAAGTAGAAGGTAAATATGCTAATACTCCGGTAGGCACTAATTATGCCGAGCCGATGTATTATCGGATCAGGTATGAGTTTTATGCGGGATCTCCGACGGCAATTGTTACGCATAAATTCTATTGGCCTGGAGATTCTGGAGAGTCTACCGTGACAACAATTGATTCGGTTATCAACACTCTCCCCACGATGACCGGTTTATCATCAGCAGAAGTATACGCAAATGCAAGCACTTATCGCGCCGGAGCATTGTCAACTGGATCAGCCAAGGTCGAGCAGAAAAGAAAAACGTTGTATGCAGATTCCAGTTCTGCGAGAGTAACGCATGGCAGCGACATATCGAGCACCACTTTTGCAACTATACCAATGTTGATCGCTAAAAATACCAATGGCACTGTCGCGGTTAGCATGGACCACATGCACCGATTTGAGCCACAGTCCATTGAGGTGACAAGCAGCGGAAATATTAAGGTAGCTCCAATGGCAGAAGCGCAGTATTTCGCCATGAACCAGGGAACATGGGCAAGGTTTAGCGTTTCCGCACTTCCTGCCGAAACAACATATTCTGATGCGATAGCTTCAAACTTCGCTCCCTTGAATAGTAGACTGTTTGCTTTTCCGTCTTCCTCCTACGTCAACATAACAAAAGTCTTCGGTGATATACCCATTGCCTCAAGCGGAACTGTGACCTCAACATTCATTAACAAAATAGATGCTATTGCCAATTATTCAATTTCTTTCATGGAGACATATAAGTGGCAAGGACTAATGACTTGGGGATCAATGACTCGCTATGCAGATGAAATCGGTTCTATATCTGGATGGAATAGGATATACAGCAACACCAATCTGACAGATTATCACAACACAAACTGTAATTATATTTACAATTTTATTTACACATCAACACCAAGCTGGTTATACGACATTTCGTTCAATGCTGCCAGGAGGATGTTGAATACACAGATAGTTCAACCTGATGACACTAAATCAAACGCCTATATGGGGTGGGCTCCGCGAGGTTACAATTCGTATAGATCAGATAACAACTCCTCTCACTCATACTTTGAGAATCTATATACTTACTATTATCTCACTGGAGACAAAGAAGTTACGGATATAATCTCCAAGGCGGGGGCAACCAAAAGGACGTGGTACACCAGAAGCGGAGGTGCATTGGTAGCGAACACTGTATATCCTGTTGATTTTATTGGATACACTGGAAGGGCCGACGCGCAATCAGCGTCTATGTTCAATTTTCTTGGACACGCCTACGATTCATCGTATCTTGATGATTTCAAGGCTTTTTTCGACCATTTGCTAACAACTGAAACGGTATTCCTGTCCAACGGGGATGGTAAGGAGTACGCCTTTTTGACTGGAAAAGAAGCACTAGACGGAACGATAACATCAAGCCAAATCTGGATGGATTCCATATACCCACTCCACTATTTGCACGTTCTGTATAATGAAATTGGCGACGCACAGCTCGGAGACGATAACATCTTAATCTCAAGATTGCTGCGAGCGATGATGAATAGCGCAATAGAATACTACGCCAAGACCCCTGGAGATGGCTCATGGGGCGGTACGTGGGGAAATGCTCTCAATGTTAATTACTCCGGCAACAGGGTCGGCGGCACTCTTTCAAGCGCCACCCTTATCACAGGTAGCGACCAATATGTGTATGGATCAGGCAAAGGTCCCATTGCAGCGGAGATGCTAAAAACAGGTCGCCTGCTCAACGATGCTGATATGATTCAATTCGGTAAAACTGGAATAGAGTACGTTGAAACTTTGACAGACTTCACGACAGCTCAGTCTAAACCATTCGCCAAAGAAAACGGAATCTTTTTCACCCGACTTCATTCAGGAGTAGGAGCATACTATAACGATGGCGTCTCTTCAACCCACACCGGCAACCACTCAACCGGCAACGGAAAACATGCCACCGGGACGGGGATGATCAAGTGATTTTGGAAACAATTTGGAGACTTAATGGAAGATCTGAATAAGGAAGAGTTAGACGAGATATTAGTTAATTGCTTAATGGATCTTAAGTATACTTGTAAAGTAATCTTCCCAGATATATTCTATGCTGATTTTTCAATTCTTCATCAGCAGATATTTGATCTGATTAACAGTGGGCATAAGAGGATAGCAATTGCAGCTCCCCGGGGAATTGGTAAGACGTCCATTGCCAGATCGGTAGTAATGAGAAGTATATTATTTAGGTTGCAGAAATTTATAGTGTACCTGAGTAATAGTGCCACCAGTGCTGAGATGCAAACTGAGAATCTTAAGCGAGATCTTATATCTAATCAGCAGGTCAGGAAGTTATTTGGGAATATTAAAAATGCTATTAACAAGGAAGATTCCATTGATGAGTCGTTTTCTAAGAGTTGTTGGACTGCTTATGGAGAGACATTTATTCTTCCTCGTGGGGCTGGTCAACAGGTACGTGGACTTAACTGGAACAATCACCGTCCTGAGCTTGTAATCATAGATGACCTTGAAGACAAGAATGAAATCAGGAGTGAAGAAAATAGGAAGAAATTGAAGGACTGGTTCTGGTCTGATCTTATGAAGACTGAGGATCGTTACTCGAAGGGCTGTATCTTTATTTATATAGATACAATCAAACATGAGGATTCCCTTCTTGTGGATTTAGTAAATTCTCCCGACTGGGCATCCCTACAGTTATCCATTTGTGATGATAATTACAAGTCTTATGATACTAATTATATGACAGATGAGGAGATACTTAAAGAGGTTGAAGAGCATCGGCGTCTAGGAACTCTTGATGCTTTCTATATGGAGAGGATGAATGTCCCTATTTCGAAGGAAGATGCGGTATTCAAGCAGGAATATTTCAAGTATTTTGAGGATCGTGGAGACACAATAGTTCCGTATGGGAAAGATGGGAAGCCAGAAGAGCCCATTCGTACGTATAATATGCTGCATGTTACGATTGTTGATCCGGCTAAGACTGTTAAACTACAGAGTGCTGACTCAGCGGTAGTTACAATTGCAGTAGATAGGACTTCTAAAAAGATATTTGTCAGGGATGCAGTGGGAGATAAGTTTTATCCTGATCAATTATATGAAGAGATGTTTAGACAGGTAAAGCAGTATTCATCTTTCATCCTGGGCTACGAAGTAACTGGCATCAATCAGTTTATAATCCAACCTGTAGAGAATGAGTGTAGAGTCCGTGGGATTCATCCCCTCCTAATGGAACTCCCGGCTAGAGGTAAGAAGGAAGATCGTGTAGCAAGTTTGGCTCCAAGCTACAGGTTGGGTTATATGTACCATAATAAGGATAATTGTGGTAGGTTGGAGGGACAACTTCTGGGTTTCCCTAGGAGTAAACTCTGGGATATTATGGATGCTACGGCATATATTACTTTCATCATGGACAAGCATGCAGTATATTTCGACCCTGCTGATGGGGATGAGCAGGAGGAACCTGAAGATGAGTATGAAACCCTGACGGATGAAGGTATGATGAGTGAGTCTGAGATGGGATTTATTATCTGAAGCCTTGATTGCTTCATAACATTATGTTACATAGGAATATTATGCCAGCAATAATTCAAGGCGAGCCTACTTCTGCAGGGGCCCTAGTTACTACAGGGACTAGTTATGATTATCCTATGGGGTTGAACCTAACTCCGACGTCTTCCCTTCATAAGAAGCTCCGTGATATGGTTTATAATAGGGCGAGTGCTTCTGCTAGGGTAATGAGTGGTAGGCATAAGACTTGGAATGATATAGATCATACCCTTACTGCATATATTAGGCCAGATGATACTGAGAAGGCAATTCAAGATAAGGATTATAGGAAGCCTATTAGTGTGGTGTTTCCCTATTCTTACACAGTATTGGAAACCCTACTTTCATATTACGTCTCAGCCTTTCTCCAAGATCCAATCTTTAGGTATGAAGGTACTGGCCCGAATGATGTGATTGGGGCTATCTTACTTGAAAAGATCATTGCCCTCCAGTGTGGGAAAAGTAAGGTAGGATTGAATCTGCATACTCAAGCCAGGGATGCCTTTGCATATGGGTTTGGAGCCGTAACCCCTACTTGGATTACTGAGAGTAGTACGGTAGATAAGGTTATTGAGAAGCCGGGTTTCCTAGGATTT